ACTTTTACACTAACTGCATATGATACAACAGGATCATACAAAGAGGGTGAGATGCCTTGTTCTGCTGCAATAGCACAAGAGGGCTTGTTAGAACTTATGGACATAGATCTATCGAGTGTATTAAAGATGGGTGCGTTACGAATAAAGAACAGAGACTTTATACCACCAGAAGATAATGTAATTAAAGTAGACTTTGGAGTAAAGCAATGAAAAAAGATATGGTTAATCAACCACCACACTATAACCAAGATAAAGTAGAATGTATTGATGCTATTGAATCAGCAACAAACAGTGGCTTTGAATATTATCTACAGGGAGTAATAATTAAATATCTTTGGAGATATAGATACAAAGGTAAGCCTGTAGAAGATTTACGTAAAGCTGAATGGTACTTACAAAAATTAATAGAAAGAAAAATGGAACAGGAACTGAAAGGAAATAATTAAACATGAAAAATCTACCTACACCATACCAAGACTTCATACATAAATCACGCTATGCTCGTTGGAATGAAGATAAAAAGAAACGAGAAGATTGGGATGAAACAGTTGACAGGTATCTAGATTACATTACTGAACACGTAAAGAAAGAATATGATTTTGATATAGAAAGTCACAACATAGGCTTGTATCCTGCACTAAGACAACACATATTAGATCTAAAAGTAATGCCCTCTATGCGAGCAATGATGACTGCCGGGGAAGCATTAGAAAGAGATAATATTTGTGGATATAATTGTAGTTACATTCCTGTTGATCACCCTAGAGCGTTTGATGAGTGTATGTACATACTCATGTGTGGTACAGGTGTTGGATTCTCGGTAGAACGAGAGAACGTAGATAAGTTACCAATCATTGCAGAAAACTTTCATCGCAGTGATACAGTCATTACAGTTGCAGACAGTCGTATGGGATGGGCAAAGTCCTACAAAGAGCTAGTTGCATTACTATACTCTGGGCAGATTCCCACATGGGATGTGTCATCTGTTAGACCTGCAGGAGCAAAACTAAAGGTCA